AGTGCCTACAAAAATGCCCTGATGGAACCAAAGCCGCCTGCCCTGTTTTGCTTGTTCAGGCATGACTATACGCAGCGTACCCTGGCGCTGAATCAAATATCTTTTATTGCCAATGCGTTGAGGGACAATGCTTGCTGCAAATTCATCAAACTTTTCCATAAAATCCGTGCGACTACATGCATTCTGTACGTGCTGACTTACCCTAACCAATTCAGTAGGGGGCAACACTTCATGCATAGTCTCAAGTTCTGTAACCTGAGGAGCAATTTCTTGGATCACAGACAATGCCCACGCAGGCCAATTATACTTTTCTAGATCGTAATCTATTTTTTTGTTGTTCCATTCAACTTCTAATTCATTCATCGTGGTTTTTTCTTTTCATTATATTCAAGATAGTTTAGCACTCCCTTATATACGAAGTACAAAAATGCACCCAAGAATACAAAGAACAGTACCGCTGGAAACTTTACAATAGTATACACAAAGGCAACTGCAATAAGAGGTATGGCTAAAGTAATTAATGCAGCCTTAAGTTTAATGTTCATTATTTGTCATCCCTAAATCTTACGAACCGGGGGAAGCGAAGCGAATACGTTCCATCCTGATTCTGTGTAATGGCATCAGCCATAATCTCTACTGTGCGACCGAAGATAGCGTTACGGTCTTCCCACAGTTGCTTACGCTCTTTGTCACTGAACCCAGAGCCTGCATTGACTGTAATATCTTTGCCGTGGTCGTTGCCCGAACAAACTAACGCACCTAGCCGATCCTTATTACGTCCGGTCCCTTGCTCAATACCGATAACTTCAAGGTCAACAGTGATAGTGGGCTTCCACTTGAGCCAAAACTTGCTACGAGCGCATTCGTAAGGAGCATCAAGGTCCTTAATCATGATACCCTCATAACCAGCCGCTACCATGTCCTGTGCGTACTTGTGAAGCGTCTGTTGACCCTCTTCGGTGTCAAGGTCTACTTGAATGTGCGGAAGCAACTCAACGTTAGCCATCTTGTCAATAGTAGGCTGCATCTTTTCAAGGATAGCAAGACGCTTGCTCAACTGTGCATTCCAGTGTCCGCGAAGGAAGTCTTCAATCGGAATAACGTCAAAGATATGAAATACGCTATCGTCATTCTGTACGTCTTCCTTACGACGAGCCTGACGCATCAGTTCCTGAAAACTGTTGCCTACGACTTCGCCATCAAGCACAAATCCGCCGTTCTTGACACCTACAGCCGTGCGTAGATGGTCGGCATAGTTTTCAATCTGTTCTTCAATGTGCTTGAAGTTTTCAAAAATCTTACCGTTACGGCTATAGCAGACAATATTAATGCCACCGTAATCGGGGAAACCAACTGCCATGAGAACACGAACACCATCAAGCTTAGGCTCAAGGCGCTTAATACCTTTCATTTCAGGGCGACCTTCACTATTAGTAGCAAGCTGGCAACTGAAAGCTGGAATCTCGTAGTGAGTCTTTTTCACTACCTTGTTGAATGTAGTAGTGCTTACTCCACAACGCATATCACGACGAAGGATAGGAGCAAGAAACATATTCCATTCGTCACTATCAAAGCGATACGACATTTCCTGAATAGCTTCACGAGCATCATTGCCAGTCCTGCGACGATCACTTAGTTCCTGCAATAGGTCAAAGAATTCTTCCCAAGGATTTTCAGCACCAGTAATGCCCACGCTGTCAGGAATCTGCTTGACGCCAAATGTCTCATATGGATTATAGCAAGCCTTAAACCCACACAGAAATGTATTTGCGTTCTCGCTACCTAGAATAGCAGCCTCGTGTGCTTGCTTAAGAACGTCTTCCTTATGCAGGCGACCGTTATCTTCGTTAAGTTTGCGAATCCATGATGCTGACATTAAAATACCCTATGTTTTATCAAATTAGTTTCTAACTATAGCACAACCTAATGAGATTGTCAACCCTATAGGTAGCCAATCATAAAGGCGGTAGCTTCATACTCTTTGTCAAAGATGAAGTCATAGTCCCAACGTTCAGTCCGATATGTTTGCTCATACCACTGACGATTGATATTCCAGTGCTGTTTGATATGGTAACTCATTTTACGTTCACGGCACCAGTGATAAGATTCAGTAGTATTAATTATTCCATTAACACGAACACACCATTTAGGCCCACGACGAACAAGCTTATACTTTTTCATTCCCATTTCAGTAGAAACCAAGTTAGGTCTTCCTCCTTGTCAAATAGAATAGTATCGCTATAGCCGTGTCTATCAGGCGTAATTGTTGCGCCCCACTTTTTTAATTCCGCAGCCAGATCAGTTACGCCGGTGTGTCTAGGCAAACTAAACAAAAAGTTTAACCACCACGGTTGAGTCTGATTATTCTTATCGTTTATGCACAATGAATATGTCATGACCACACCAACATAAATGCCATCCTATCTTGTTCATTCTTAAACTCTAACACCATGCCTGTTAATGCCCAGCCAGGTGTGCATTTGTTAGCCCAATCAGTAATCTCTTGCTCATTGCCAAGATAAAAATTATAGTCAACAACAATGACAAATGGTTTCATATGTTGTGGGCTACAGCGAAATCTCATGACCACACCAAAGTGAACCAAACATAGTCTGCTTCTTCTTTGAATGCAAAGAACATTATGTCTCCGCCGCCTATACTGTTCAACTCGTAATTGCCCTGAGTGTCCCAAAAGCCGCGATGCCAATCATTGCGCCACTTGCCTTTGCAATTCTGTTCACACCATTCGGTCATTTCATCAATGAGGTTGTGATATTTTAGTCCATAAAGTGCGACCCCATTTGGTTCTATTGGAAGTACATGAGGATAACCGTGATAAAAGGTATGGGCCCATCTTGCTCTAAACCCAACATCAGGATCATACTTGCGTTCATACTCACGCCAAGTAGTGCAGCCGTAGTTTTCTAAGAAGCGTTTTTCTTTGTAACCCTTCCAACGCTTCTTGAGTTTCTCAATCACACCCACCTCAATAGGAAAAGCGAAGCGTGTTTGTCATTTTCAAACATCATTACCCAACGCTGACAGTCAGGTTCCCAAACCAATTTCCAACCAACACCATATGTTAGTTCTGAATCATCGTGTATGAGTTCCCCTACGTTCTTACTCATCCACTCGTTTGCTACATCAACCTTAATAGTGTTGAGAAATTCGGTATCGGTTACATCAAGCGTTATCATTAGATAATCTTAACGTGGCTAAGCTGGGTACGATCTTCCTTGTGAGCCTTGACCTTACCCTTGATACGAAGCTTAGAACCAAGTTCAAGCTTGTTACGGGTTGCGAAGAACACTACGGCGTTATCAACAGTAGCAGTGACAAAGTGAGTGTCCCAGTTGTTAGAATAGTTGCAGCGTACAACGTCAATATCAAGTTCAACCTTGTCACCAACGGCGTCAGTTAGTGTGCCGCTCTTTTCACGAAGCATAGCATCCTGCTGAATGCGGGCCTGCGCACGTTCATAGCTAGCGGGCAGCGAAGCAACAACAGCAATATCATAGTTGCTATCGGTTGTTTCTTTGTCAGCGATAGTGAGCATAGCCTGCTCAAACTCGCTCAACGTCTTACCAGTGATAATCTTGAAGGAAAGACCATTGCAGTGCTGACGGACCTTCTCACCCATTTCACGGTCTTCGTCACGGAGATCAAATGAACCCTTAAGGAACTGATGAACGAGAGTCTTGTTGGCAATCTTGTCAACAGTGTGGTTACCGCTCTCGTGGAACGTAACTTCATCCTGCTTGATGTAGGCACCATTGATGCGGTAAGCTGCGGCAGCAGCAGCGAAAATGTCAGCGACATTGTAAGTAGGACGAGTGTAACGAGCCATTTAGTATCTCCTTGCTATATATTCACTATAGACAAAAAGGTACCCGAAGTCAACCAAAAAGTGACTTCGGGTACAATTTAATTATTACTTCTGCGAAGCAATAAGCTGATTAAGTGCCTCAACAAGCTTCTCGGGAGTGAGAGTGCTAGCTTCCTTTTCAGCAGCTTCCTGAACGCTCTTAGCGAACGCCTCGTCAGCCTTATCCTTGTCAATTTCGTCAACGATTTCGTAACGAGCGCAACGACCCTTAGAGTCATTGTAATCGTTCGGGATGCTGACTACATCACGTGGATTAATCTTGAGAATGACGATACGCTCACCGCCGAAGCTACGCAGATAATCCTGCGAACAGAAGTGCAGACCAGTAGAGCAAGTGCGGTTCTGGTCATCATCAACGAGATTGCGTTCCATAGAAACAACAGTCACGCCGTCTTCCACTGCAACAGTAACTTCGTTGTTCTTACCAACTGCTTCTTCAAGGGCAGCAGTATCTTCATCGGTCATGTAAGCAGCGGGCTTGTTCAGCACGGTACCAGAGTGAACGTCAAAGTAGTCCTGACGGACCTTCTTGTAAGCGAGGAAGCAACCATCCGAAGTAATCGGAAGAGTGTTCTTCTCAAGGAAGCCATACAGTTCGTTGACTGCCCGCTTCGAAGGGTTCTCCATGAGATTTTCCATGAAGGCGACAAGCGGATCAACGGGGAAGTCTTCTTGGATCATAGCAACCAT